GGTGAAACTATCTTGCTTAAATATCTTCACCTCACCCATAGAATCTAAAAACTCCTGATGCGATAACGGGGATTTATTCATTATTATTTGCCCTTTCTCTTTTGTCTCACGGCCGCCCTTGGGTGGTCTTTTTTCTTTGCTTGATTTTTTACCGGGAAAGTATAAATACTTGTTTCATATGTGTCACAAGTTTTATATACTTTTTCAGTAAAAAAACAAGTATAACAAGAATTTACGTGAAAAAAACAAGCGAATAACATCTTTGTTTTGAACTTGTGCAAATTTTGCACAAGTTGAACTTTTATCCAACTCATTTTCTCTAAATATACTTCTTATATGACGTTGTATAACAGAACGATCCCTGTCAAATAGCTGTCCATTTCTTCGGCACGTAGCCACACCGTATCTTGTTCCGGTGTTACCTGAACATCCAGCTCAAAGGAGCCGTCTTTGAATTTTATAATCTGGTTATCCATGAATGCTCCTTTTCCTATTTCGCCTTATTCCCCGCACGACCGGGCTAGCTGCTTTAACCGTTTTCAGCAACCATGGTATCCAGCTCTTTTATAAGGTGCTGGCACTCTTGTTTGTTTATATAAGAAGCTTTTTCGGCGTCATAGATAAGATTCTTATAAAACATGATAAAGTCTGCTGTTTCGTACATTGGACAGCCTCTATAATAGTAATGACCAAAATTTATTGCTTCCCACAAATCGTCTAAAATCAAGTTTTGCGTATTTATGTTGAAGTCAATACCATCATCCCATTCAGTCATGCTCCGAGTTGCTGTTATAGTTCTTCTCTCTGTATGATTAAGAAGGTTTGTCATGGCGCCGTGATATGCTGTATCTGTTTTCGAGATTTGGGTACGATATCTTTGACGAAACCTTGCAAATGCTGCGCGATAATTTAAAGAAAGGTAGTTATCTTGATGTTTTTTATAATATTTATAGCCTAAGTATAATAAGGCTATCAGCAGTATAGCGAATAAAAATATTAGAAGATAGACCATCGGATCTGTGACTTCTTTTAACGGCGGTGCCGGAGGCGGTGCTTCCTGATATTGTCCTACACGAATCCGCCCTTGTTCATCCTTAAACGCATCCGGTACCGCATCATAATTATGTGTCGCCTTTACCTTTTCCCAAAACGCATCGTATTGTCCCATCGTCATTTATCCCCATATTAGAAGAACATTTGTCGAACTAACATAATTATTGCGGCAATAAAAAGTACACTGCCTACCATCTCGACATGTAGATATTTACCGATAAACAGGGCGTAGCATAGTACAGTGAACCACAGCGGGAACCACTGTAAGGCAACTAATGGCAAAAGGGCGATACTGGCAAAAAAAGCAGCCTTGGCCAAAGCGTTTTCGTGTCTTGCTTTAGCGTCAAAAAAAGTAATGATAAAGCTGCATACGATGATAAATACGATTCCCGAAACGATTGAAAGAAACATAACAATACCCCCTTAATTAATGCCTTTCTTTTTCCAGGTTGTTTACATCTATTCCGTCTATAAAATCTCCCTCATGGCTGCATTCATGCAGATAGGATTTTCTATTTTGTTCCAGAGATAAGCGAGAATTTAATATGATTGTTTTGTAGCCTTCTTCGTCCTCGCAGCAGAAGGCTTTTATTTTTGTTGGCAAGTCTTGATATACAATCGAACTCATTTTTCTAGTCCTTTTAACCGCTTTACCATATCAATAACAAGTTGTAAATCCTCGGGAGAAAGATCTCGCTTTGCATCCAGTAAAATACGAACATCAGGATCGTCAAAAGCTTCTTGCGCGAGCTTAGCCGTTTTTGGATCAATATAATAACCGTCTGTATCTCCTGTCAAAAGGTAGTCCACAGAAACATTATATTTATCTGCAATTTTGACTAACAAGCTGTAGGGCGCTTCCCGTTGTCCCAATTCATAAAAGGAGATTGCTTTTGGTGTTACGCCTAAAAAATCTGCGATTTCTTTTTGGGTATAACGATTTTGAATACGTAATTCCTTAAGCCTATTTCCTATATCGTTTCTCATAATATCCCCTCTTTATATGTACTGTACGTTCATTATAAAATGAAAAATAGCACTTGACAAGGTACAAAATGTACAGTACAATATGTACGAAAGAAAGGGGGTGGATAAAAATGAATAATTTAAAATCATTTCGTGAAAAAGCTGGGTTAACACAAACCGACTTAGGTCATGCAATTGGCGTATCAGCAAGGTATGTAGCGTTTTTAGAACGAGGCGATAGGTGTCCTTCTTTAAAGGTAGCTGTTGATATTTCTAAAGTTTTAGGGAAAAGTATTGAAGATATTTTTTTACTTAAAAGATGTACAAAACGTACAGGTTAGGCGTTTGTCCGAGTACAGGCGGTGAGAGGGGCGTAAAGTAAAAACACGGAAGCGCGTGTACGCTCCCGTGTCATCGACTTAAAAGAAGTTTGGTAGGCTTCTAATAAGTCCCCGGCTTTTTAATCAGTAGGAATTGCAGTTCCGGATTGATTCATCCTTGGTGGCGCCTTTGGAAGAATTTCACGCACCGGAACACGGGTTACCATTCCGTTTCTTAGTCCCCCTCATCACTATGGTGGCGATCTTAGAATCGGTACGTTAAGAAAAATCGCAAGAGCGTTAGGCGTTGATGTTAGAGAGCTGCTTTAACTAAAGTGTCAGCGGTGAGAGGGGGTGAAATGAATGAGTAATTATGATGAACTGAAAACGGCAGCACAACCATTAGTGGAGTATATCCGCAAAAAGTATACGCCCATGACTACGGTTATAGTCACAGGCGCAGGAGTGGAAGTGCTGTCCACGGAAGTGCACGTTCCATTTGAGGATGATTGGGATTAGCGGATACGGACCTCTCCGGTACCTTTTAAATGGGTATGAACGAAAGAACCTTTTGATGGTGCGTTAAGGAATTCATGGAAAAGTCGTTCCGAACATCCCGGATAACGATACGCATAGCCGTTATGAAAATGGACTTCAATAACTCCATCTTCATACCCAATGGAATCAACATTGGAAGAATCAACAGAGATCAACTTCATAAAAATAACCTCCTTTCTGTCCAAATTTACTTCCGGATTGAGAATGGCACTTCACAAAGCGGATGTATGAATTAAGTATAGCACAGAAGGAGTGACGTCGGTAGCGCCGGCAGAAAGGTGAGAGGGGGTGAGGGGGATGAATGGAATAAAAAAAGCGCCTTGCGGTAACAAGGCTTTGCGATTAGAAAAATTCTTAAAAAAGAGAAGTAAATGGCTGGAGATCAGAGGTATTCGATTTTCCCGCCAAGCTCAAGGTAGTCGGTTTTTACAGTAGAGATTAATCTTTCTGTGGTTTGGAGTTCTCCTTCCAAAAATACATCGTATTTTTCTGTTTTCTGTGAGAGCAAGATGTCTTTGTAAGCCAACAATGCATTGTGGAGAACAGACAGTTCTAACATATTTAGCTTTTCCAAAATAATCACCCCCTTTCGTTAGGGTGATTATACCACGAAAAAGAGAGGGGGTGAGGGGGATGTTTAACGGTAAAGTAATTCCGAGAGACTATGGCCAATTACGAGATGTTGTTATGCAGTTTTTGTCTGTACATAAATTAACGATTCAAGAAGCATCGCTCGTGTTGTACCGGTTAGAACAAGACTTACAACGACAAGAGTGTAGTGGAATAATTACAGAAGATTTGCGTGAGGGGGAGACAGAAATAAAAGAAACCGACCCCAAAGGAGCCGGTTAAATTGGCACTATTCTAAGGATTTTTTGGCAGAATCGTTGCCACAAATTATGTTCTTCCACGCAGCTTCGCCTGTTAAGGCTGCTACAAAAATTTTATCGTTGGTATCCATGAAGCGCGTTAGGTCGTCTCTTACCTTTGCACACGACCATGTTGTGGAATAGGGGGTGAATCCGGTGTGGAAAAGACAAGATTTCAAACTACGACCTCAAAAAGTACGATGCCCACACTGCCACCAGTTTGTAACACCCGGTAATTTTTGTTGTAGGTGCGCAAAGAAGATCCGCTTTATCTGTAACTGCTGGGTGCTGAACAAAAGGTGGCGTTGCGGATATGATTGCTGCCCCGGATTAAGGCTTTACTCTGAGCTACTTATAGCGGCGAAAAACGGGAACACGGAATTAATGGAAAGTGCTTTGAAGAAGTAAGTTAACCACAAAGCGAGGTGAGAAAAATGCGTAAAGTAGAGATCCCGCAGTACAAGATGCGATTGCTGGCGATGGCCACGTTGGAAGCAATGAAGGCACATGAGGATAAAAAAGAAGCATCGATGATGGCAGAGTATGAAGCAGAAAGGGGCGTGACGAAACATGCTGAAACTGGTAGCTACGTTAGCATTAATCATCGCTACGTGCCTGTGGGACTTTAATCCGGCGGGGCATGTAGATGAAATCGTATATACCGTACACACAGGCGATACGGTCTGGGCTGTGGCAGAGCGTTATGCAGATTGTCAGGTAAAGACGCTGAATGAATTTGTGTTTGAAATCAGTGAAAGAAATCAACTGTCCGGCAAGCAGATTTATCCGGGCGATAAATTAGTAATTCCGCTGTGGACAAGAGCGGAAGCGCAATAAAAAACGCCCCATCAGAGCGGCAACTCTGACGAGGCACATAGGAAATTAACCTAACTAATTATACCACGCGGCCCGGTTCGGCGCAACAGCAGCAGTAATGAAGAAGGAAATACGCTATCACAAGCTCCGGGCCGTGTTTTGAGGAGGCAATATATGAGAACAAAGAAAGAAATCCTACAACGCATACATAGACTCTGCTTACAGATGGCAGTGTATACACACCGCAATCCGTTCGGACTTCTGTCGGAAATATCTCAATACTATTATGATCAGCTGCGAACAGAAGCGAAAGCGCTTGCTTGGGTCGCCGGCCTGACATACGAAGATTATAAGACTATCTATGCTACAGCGGAAAAAGAGTATGAAGAAAAATATGAAAAGATAGTAAATGGGTTTGAAGACGAATAGAGAAGGTCAGGTTTTGAGGAGGCCGTATATGAAACTAATCACATTGAAATTAAGCATGTTTAAAGGAATTAAAGACTTTGAACTGAATTGTAATGGACAAAACTACAATGTGTATGGGGATAACGCCACCGGGAAAACGACATTGAAAGATGCGTTGAACTGGTTGCTGTTCGACAAAAATTCCGCAGACAAAAAAGACTTTGACATTATGCGCATCGAACATGGGGAAGTAGTGCATAAGACAGAGCCGACTGTAGAAGCTGTGTTTAGCATGGAAGACGGGCGCAGGATACAGCTGAAAAAAGTGTATAAAGAAAAGTGGACAAAACCGCGGGGACAGCTGAACGAGGTGATGTCCGGGCATACGACTACATACTATATCAACGATGTAGTGAAGGGTGCTACGGTATACCGGAATTTTATCAATTCGATTATCGATGAGAACAAATTCAAAGTATTGACAGAGCCGCGGTATTTTAATGAAACCCTGTCGGTGGATGAACGGAAACGAATTCTGTTAGACATCATCGGCGGCGTGGATCAGGCTGTTATTATCGGCAGCAATCCGGACTTGCGGGAATTGGGCGCCGCATTGCACGGACGCAGCGTGGAAGAACAGGCTGCGATGACGAAGACTTCTTTGCGGGAAACAAAAAAACAGATTGATGGAATTGCGCCGGCGATCCGGGAATGTGAGAATATGAAGCCGTCGCAGGATGTGGCGAACTTGGGACTATATGAAGCACAGGAAGCTCGGGTGCGGGAAAGAATCACACTGATCAATAGTCAGATTGCTGCGGCAAAAGCCGGTAAGGTGGACAAGTATCTGTTAGATCAGTACAACACGAAATGCAAGGAGAAGGTCGACAAAGAAAAAGAAGAAGCTGGCAAGTTGGGCGCAGAACGGTCCGGGCTGTTATCCGAAGTCCGCGAAGCGGAGCAACGCCTTGCTGTGACAGAAGCAGACCTGCGTAATGTGCAGGGATCTATCGCCAAGTTAGGAATGGAATTAGAAAATTGTAATAACAAACGAGAATATCTAATCAGGGAATTCAAAGAAGAAAAAGCCAGGACGGCGCATGTTGAAGATATTCATACTGTATGTCCTACCTGCGGACAGAGTTTGCCGGTGAACAAAGTGGAAGAAGCGAAACGCAGACAGGAAGAAAATGTGGCCGAGTTTAATCTGCAACGGTCGGAAAAGCTGAAAGAAATAAACGAACAGGGCAAGGCGAATACAGTAAGAATCACGGAATTGAACAATCAGATCACGGCTTTGGCTACACAAAAAGCAGCGCTTGACCAGGAGTGCCGACAACGGAAAGAGGACACTGAAAAAAAGGCTGCGGTTTTGAAAGAGTTTGATAATGAAGTTCGCCCGGAAGGTGTTGAAATTACGCAGCTAAGGGAAGAACTTGCGAAACTGGAGCAGCAGATCCATACACCGGATGCGGATATTGCATCGAAAGTGGCTGCGTTAGAACACGAGAAAACGGAACAACAAAAACAGATGGCCGAGGTGCAGGCAAATATCGCAGAGTGTAAGCAGGCACAAAAAATTGTAATGCGCATCCGGGAACTCAAAGACAGCGAGCGCGAATTATCGAAGGCCTACATGGATCTACAGAAGATGCTGTTTCTCTGCGATGAGTATACAAGAAAGCTGACAGAGTATATTGACGGCAAGATCGCGGAACACTTTAAGGTGGCCCGCTTCCGCCTCTTTAAGAACAATATCACCAACGAAGGCATTGAGGAATGCTGCGACACCATGATGGACGGAAAACCGTACGATAGCCTGAATGCGGCAGCACAGGTTGAAGTGGGGTTAGACATTATTAACACGCTGGCTAAGCAGTACGGTTTTTCCGCACCGGTGATGATCGATAACGCAGAGAGTTATACAAAACTGCCGGGAGTGGACGATTTGCAGATTATCCGGTTGATTGTTAGCGCGTCAGATAAAACATTGAGAGTGGAACAGGCTGAATAAGGGAGGCAATGATCATGACAAACGAAATGGCAAAAAATGAAACTCGTCCGTTGACGATCGGTGAACGATTTACAAATATGGTGCTGCGGGAATTACAAGCCAGCGTAGGTAATGGCGTACAGGTAACGGAACAGCAGCGCAATCTGATCATGGGGTATTTTATCGGGATTGACAGAGCGTTGGCCACGGCGGAAGCAAAACGGTTAAAAGACGCTGCCGGTCGTGGGGATTGGGCGAAGCGCGCTCAGGAGACGTTGCCCTATACATGGAACAATGTATCCGTGGATAGCAAACTGGCGCAGTCTATTAGGGTCTATGCCAAACTTGGGCTGGATATGACGATCCCGAATCACGTGTTCGCCATCCCGTACATGAATGGCAAGACCGGTAAGTATGATATGAATTTCCAGGAAGGTTACAAAGGCAGGGAGATGAAAGCAAAGAAGTACAGCCTGTATCAGATCCGGGATATTACCGCTGCATTGGTTTATGCCACAGATGAATTTACCCCTTACTTCAAGGACAAGGAACACGAATACGACACATACGAATTGACGGTCACGAATCCCTTTGACAGGGGTGCAATGGTGGGTGGATATGTTTATATCGAATTTGAGGATGCACGGCAGAATAAGCTGTTTATCATGAGCAAGGCGGAGATAGATAAGCGTCGGGACGTGGCTAAGTCGAAGACGTTCTGGGAAAAATGGTATGAGGAAATGGCATTGAAGACGCTCGTCAATGCGGCCTGCAATAAAAAGATTACGCTGGATCCCGGGAAAATCGATGCGGACTACCGGCTGATACAAACGCAGGAAGGGCAACGCATGGAAACGGAGTTGGAAGAAGAAATCAGCGCCAACGCGAATCGGGAACCGATCAATGTGACCCCGCCTCCTGCTGCCATTCCTCAACAAATGCAACCTCCCGCTGCTATTTCGCAGCATACGCAGCAAACCAGACAGTCTGTCCAAGAGATTAAAACGCCTGTAGAAGAAGCGATTCCAGCTTATTCGCCCATGGGGCCGACAGTACCGCCTGATGAAGAAATAGAGTTTTAAAATGTTAACGATAAAAGCTATCGCGTCCGGCAGCAGCGGAAACGCTTACCTGCTGGACGACGGGGCGGAACATCAATTGTTATTGGAGTGCGGTATCCCGTTCGCAAAGCTGATTAAAGCGCTCCGTTTTGACATAAGTAAACTGAGCGGCTGCCTGGTTACACATGAACACAAAGACCACAGCCATGCGATTGCAGATGTGCTGCGATATGGGATTGATGTGTATTGCTCCGGTGGAACCGCAGAAGCATGTAAGGTAGTTGGGCACCATAACCTGCATGTAGTGACGGTAAAGAAACCGGTGGTACTTCCCGGCTTCTCCGTCCTTCCGCTTCGGGCGGAACATGACGCGGCAGAACCGCTGCTTTACCTGATCCGGGGTAGTGGCTTTTTACTGCTGTTTGCGACAGACACATACTATATCCGGTATAAGATGCCGGAAGATCTGACGCACATTATGATCGAATGTAATTACTCCATGGAGCGTCTTAACGAGAACATCAACGGCGGGGAAATTGATTCTGCAAGAAAGCAGAGAATCCTTCACAGTCACATGAATTTGAACACGCTAAGGGAATTCATCAAGGCAAATGAGTTCAAGCGATTAGAACAGATTTATCTGATTCATCTGAGCCGAGAAAATTCTGATGCAGACGCATTCGTGCGGGAGATTGAAATGGTAACGGGTGTGCCGGTAACGGCGGTGTGAAGGGGGCAAACAAATGAAATTTCGTAAAAAGCCAGTGGTAGTAGAAGCAGTAAGATTTCAACCGAATGAACATGAAACGTTTTCCGAAATTCCATGTTGGTTAGAGGAAGCATTTGCTTTAGGAAGTGTAATGTGGGAAACAAAAGAATCGTTGATTATATCGACATTAGAGGGTGACCACTTGGTTTCCACTGGTGACTATATTATCCGTGGAATAAAAGGGGAGTTGTATCCTTGCAAGCCGGATATTTTTAACCAGACATACGAAAAAGTAGAAGAATAAACTATGAACTGTAAATTATGTGGAGCGAAGATACAGTTTATTCGGACGCCGGCAGGGAAATACCTGCCGTGCAATCCGAGAGCGGTGACGTACTACAAAGGGCAGTACAACAAAAACCGTATCGTTACGCCGGCCGGCAAGGTCATAGCGTGCGAAATGACTGGTAGTGTTTCGCAGGTCGCCGGCATCGGGTTTATCCCGCACTGGTCAAGCTGCAAGGGGAACAGTAAAAGCGTACGCAAGGCGAAGGAACAGACATTATTTTGAGGTGAAGCTATGAAGGACACACCAGAAAACAAAGTGAAGAAACAAATACAAGACCTGCTGCGCGCTGACGGCTGGTTTGTACAGTCCAATCCGCAGTTTGGGCCTTTTGTGCGTCCTGGCAGGCCTGACATGGAAGCGTATAAAGCCGGGAGAATCATACTGATCGAGTGCAAGTCTCTCGTGGGAAAACAAAGCGATGCACAGAAACTCTACCAGCGCCGGGTCGCACCGTTCGCACCATACATTTTAGCGCGCAACGTAGAGGATATTAAACCGTATCTGACGCGGATACAGATGTTATTTTAACAAGAAAAATTTGGAGTGTTTGCCATGGCTGAGCGCAGGATGTTTTCAAAATCTGTAGTTAACAATGATACATTTTTAGACCTTCCTCCAATCGTACGCTGCCTATATTTCCAGCTATGTATTGAGGCGGATGATGATGGTTTTAACGGCAAGGCGAAGTCAACTACTAGGATGGTCGGGGCGACAAGTAAAGACTTGGATCAGCTTATTGATTATGGATTTATTATCCGGTTTCCAAATGGTGTCGTAGTGGATGCCTATTGGTTGCGTAATAATTCCATCCGGAAAGATCGTTATAAACCAACGATCTATAAAGAAGAATTTGCGATGTTAGAATTGACAAAAGATGGAACGTATAAACTTAAAAATACAGAAGAAAATCAAGAGTCAATCGCTACTAAAAGTAGTGATAAACCCAGTGATAGAGCCATTGAAACCAACTGTCAACCAAATAAAGAAAACGTGGAAACCAATGGTCAACCAACGGTTGACAAACTGGCAACCCAGGTTAGGTTAGGTAAGGTTAGGTTAAATAATACCATCCATAAATCTACTACAGTTAATTCTATACTAAGCAAACCTGTGGATAACTCCGATTCGCAAAGTTTGCCCTCCGCAGGAAATATTGCTGTTGAAATTTCAGGATCCGCTGCGCAGAAAAACGTGACGGAAAATCAATCCGGGTCGTTGGATGGATGGATGGATAAATATAAATTAAAATCAAAAGACGCATGGGACGCCTTTTGGGAAGTGTACCCACGGAAACAGGGAACTGTCAACGAGATAAAGGCTGCCTTTTTGCAGCTTATGGTGAATGGTGTTGCTCCGGGTGATCTGATATGCGCTGCGGAGAAGTATGCCCAGGAGATTACAGATAGCCGGACAGAGAAGAAGTTTATAAAAATGCCGTTGAACTTTCTGCAACAAAAAATCTGGCGCAGCTATATTCCTCGCTACTTGCCAAGCTGCCCGTACTGTCACGGGAAAGGCGTGTATCAAGACAGTGCGGGCATGCATGTGTGCAATTGTGACGCGCGGTACAAGGGGGTAAAAACATGACACTGAGCGAGTTTATCGAAAATCGCTTGCAGGCGCTGGGGAAGACATGGTCCGACCTGATTGATGAGGGCGATATTAGCAATATCGCTGCGCAGCAGATGCAGCATGGCACGTGGAGACGGCACAGTGGGACGTTGCAAAAGCTGACAAGATATCTAAAATGCACAGCGGGCGAGATACAGGAGTGTATGCGGGTAAGGTCGGATAACGAGTTAAGCAAGGAAGCGGAGCGGCCGGAAGGGCAGACTCCGAAGTGCAAAGAGGACCAACCCGAGAAGGTGAAGAACAAACCCGAGAAGGTGAAAAAATCGGAGAAGCAGCAACCCGAATGCGAAGAAATAAACTCTGATACTGTTAACCACCCGGCGCATTATCAGCTGCGGGGGTTCCCGGACGGGTTTGAAACGATCGATGTGATCGCTGCCGTGACGGCGGACCTGACAGGTATGGAGGCTGTCTGCACGGCGAACGCATTAAAATATATAATCCGCTGGAAGCATAAAAATGGTGTTGAGGACTTGCGGAAAGCACGGTGGTATCTTGATAGGCTAATAGGAGAGTGTGAATCATGACTGTAGTCGTTTTGATGATCATTGCGGCGTGGGCGTTTTTGATCGGTTCAATTGTGACAGTGTTAATCCTGAGGTGATGGTGTGAGCGTCTTGTCGAGAGGGCAGGTCAAAAAACTTGATATGTTGTTCTATCGCCTAAGCACGCTGGATTGCATGGACCGAAAAGCAGAGGCATTATCCCGGGCCATAAATAGCGTAGACCCAACAGCCCGGACTGCCGTCTGTAATCTGTCCGGTGTAGAAGATACAGAACCGTGGTTTGCTGTTATCAAAAAAACATGGGAACGATATCCATCCTGCGGAGATATCGGCACAGCTATGCGCCGGAGATATTATCTAAAAGAAAGTGCGGAAACCACTTGTATTATGGAACACATCAGTCTTGGAACCTATTTTAAATGGCGCAGCGAGTTTTTACTATTCGCCGCTTTAGCAGCAGCGGAAAAAGGAATTTTAATAAAAAAATAAAAAACTCTTAGAATAATTACCGTATTTTTCGTGGTATAGTAATACAAAAGGAACTGGCCTTAACGGGTCGGTTCCTTTTTACGTTCCCACTTCGGGGCTGTGATCTCCGGTCCGCCTCCTGCCGTATGGTCACAGCCCAACTATGAAAGGCGGTGAGGCTGCATGGCGAAGGGAAAGTATCAGGAATGGCTGACGGAAGAGGGTTTAATTCGTATACAGGGCTGGGCCAGGGATGGCCTCTCCGATGAGCAGATTGCGAAGAACATGGGTATAGTACCTTCTACGTTTTACGAATGGAAGAAAAAATATCAGGAGTTTTCGGAGGCTACGCGCGAGGGGAAAGATGTTCCAGATCGTAAGGTCGAAAATGCACTGTACAAATCCTGCTTTGACAGAACGATTCCCGTGCTTAAGGCGTTTAAAGTAAAACGTGTCTTCTATGACGATCAGGGAAAGCGCTGCGAAGAGGAAAAGATTGAGATGGCAGAAGAAACCGTCGCAATTCCTGCTTCCGAAAAAGCGCAAGAATTTTGGTTGCGCAACCGCAAGCCGGCAGACTGGCCGGACAAGCAGAAACAAGAGATTACCGGCGCAGATGGCGGGGCATTAGCGCTGGCCTGGGACGGAGACAAGGATGACTAAAATTATTATCCCGTATACACCGCGCCAAATCTGGCGGGATGTGATACATCCGGCAATGGACCAAAAGAAGCGGGCAGTGCTGGTCTGCCACCGAAGGTTCGGCAAGACCGTTGGTTGCATTAATGAACTGATTAAAAAAGCAGTACAAAACAGCTTGCGCGCCCCACAGTACGCTTATATCGCTCCGTTTCGCAACCAGGCGGAGCGAATCGCATGGAATTATTTGCTTTACTACACAAGCCCAATACCGGGGCGAAAAATAAATGCCAGCAAGCTTTTTGTGGAGCTGCCCTCGCAGCATAAAAATAGTCCTGGGGCAAGGATATTCGTCATGGGCGCTGACTATCCGGATGCGCTACGCGGTATGTACTTAGACGGTGTGATCCTTGATGAGTACGCTCAGATGCGGGCAGAACTGTACGGTGAAATTATTGTGCCAGCGCTGGCAGACAGAGATGGATTTGCGTATTTTATCGGCACGCCGAAGGGACAGAATCAGTTTTACGAACGGTACTTAGCAGCGCTTAAGGATCCCGCTTACTTCACTTGCTGCTACCGAGCAGATGAAACAAACATCTTGTCACCGGAGAAGCTGGAAGAGATGAAGCGGGAAATGACAGATATCGAGATCCGGCAGGAACTGCTCTGTGACTTTACCGCATCCGCCAGCAATGTCGTTATGCCGATAGACCTTATTTCTGCGGCGGCAGCAAGGAAACTAAAGCCGCAAGACGTAGCCGGTATGCCGGAAGTCTTAGCGGCAGATGTGGCCCGTTTCGGAGATGATAATTCTGTTTTAGCTTACCGGCAAGGACTATTGATAGACAATCTGACCGTTGTGCATGGATTAAACACAATGGAATTAGCGAACCTGATCGCAAGCGTCTACTGGAAGCGTAAGCCGGACGCTGTGGTTATCGACAGCGGGGCTATGGGCGCGGGGGTGGTCGACAGACTCCGCCAGATGGGGGTAACGTGTGTGTTTGAAGTGAATTTCGGTCAGGCTGCTATCGACAGTCAACGATACGCGAACATTCGGGCAGAGATGTATTTTACACTTGCTGAAATGTTAAAGAACGGCGGGGCACTGCCGGACGATCCGAATCTTAAGTCTGAGCTGTCCGTTACTGAGTATAAATTTACCAGCGCCGGAAAGATTATCTTGCAGCCAAAGGAAGAGATAAAAGAAATGACCGGCCGAAGTCCTGACAGGGCGGATGCTGTGGCATTAACAGTAGCGGTGCCGGTGCATAAGGCAGCCGTTACGCATCACAAAGTGAAGATGGTCGCGAACACCGATTATCAATTGTTTTGAAAGGGGTAATGATTATGTGTGGAAATCTGTTTAAGAAACCGTCAGTGACGGCGCCAAAGATCGAAGCGGTGGCTCCTGCGCCTACCGCAGTAACCGGTACAGAAATTGATGCGCCGGACAGTGCCGGCAAGCAACGTAAAAAACGTGGTTTCGCTGCTACACGGTTAGCGGATGACAGGACCGTACTTACGGACACGGCGAATAGCAAGAAAACTACGTTAGGTTGAGGTGGAACATGGTCGAAACGATATTGACAAGAGCTCCGACTATGCAGCCGGCAGATGTCAAAGTCCCCAAGGATAAATTCCCGGAGAAGCGCAAAGTTGTGCAGCGCGTGAAGCAACTATTTGAGGACCGGGCTTCATGGGAAGATCGTTGGCTTGAGATACGGGATTATCAATTGCCCTTTGTGGGAAGTTTTGAGCGCAGCAGCGATACATCAAATCCCGGCCGGCGCAAGGATCTAAAAATTGCGCAGGGTGTTGCCTGGGCCAGCGCACAGATCTTTGCTGCTGGGATTATGTCAGGGCTGACGCCGCCGTCCCGGCAATGGTTTAAGTTTAGCTTTAGCAACGGCACGCTAAATGAAGACGTGGAAGCCAGCAAGATACTGGACCAGCGGCAGGAGATCGTACAGGCGGTGCTATCGCAGAGCAACTTTTACAATGCGATACACAGCAGTTACTTTGAATTGCCGTACGGACAAGCGCTTATGGCGGTGCTGCCGGACGCCAAAAAGGGCGTACGGTTCCAGGCGCAGACCGTGGGAACATACTGTATTGATGTCGACGCTGCCGGAAGAGTTAACACCTTTTGCAAAAAATACCCGATGACGATCTCGCAGATCGTGGACTGCTTTGGTGTGGAAGCGCTGCCGTACAATGAACGCATCCGTCTTAAAGCCGGCATGATACCGGATAACAAAAAGCGGAACGTGTACTGGTTGGTGCAGCCGAATACCGGAGCGGTACCAGGTAAGCCGGGAAGGCTAAACTTCCCTTACCTGTCAATGTACTGGCTCGAAGGCAGCAACGAGCACGAATGGCTGTATGTAGGCGGGTTCGATGAGTTTCCGGTGCCGGCAGGCCGTTACCTTGTCAGTGCGAATAATCCATACGGCTATGGGCCTGGATGGTATGCGGAAGGCGACAGTAAGCAGTTGCAGGTGATGAAAAAAGATTATCTGACCGCGATTGAGCTTACGGTTAAACCGCCGCTGACAGTAACCGCTGACGTGATGGCCGAGGGTATCAATCTGATACCGGGCGGCGTGACGAAAGTACCAATGAACAGCAAGATCGAACAGCTTTTCAATGTCGGACTGGATCTGCCGCACCTGGCGGAAGAGATTATTCGGACAGAGGAATCAATCAAGCGGGCCTATAGCGCAGACTTGTTCCTTATGCTGGACAGTATCACTACCGGACAGATGACGGCGAGGGAGATTGTAGAGCGGCAGCAGGAAAAGCTACAGCAGCTTGGTCCGGTTACGGAGCGGCTGCAGGAAGAATACCTGACGCCGATACTGGAACGGGTGTATAACATCCTCGACCGTGGGCATGTGTTCCCGGATATGCCGCCGGAGATCGCGGAGATGTTCGCAGAGGAAGAAGTCAAGATCGAGTACATATCTCCACTGGCGCAAGCGCAAAAGATGAGCGGGCTGGTCAATATAGAACAGGCAATCAGTTTCGTCATGCAGATGGCGCAAGCCTGGCCGGAAGCGATTAAGACGGTGGACCCGATGGGCACGATCAGCAAGTACATGGAATTACTCGGCGCACCGGCCACGATGCGGCGTAGTGAAGATGAAATTCAGCAGATGATCCAGCAGGAACAGGAAGCAATGCAAAAAGCCCAGGAAGAGCAGCAGGCGGTGCAGATGGCACAGGCCTTGCCTGGTATCACGCAGGCTGCTAAAAACGCGACAGAAGCCGCGAATGATGGCAATCCTGCCTTGCAAAGCTGGCTGGGAATGGGTAACGCATTATGACAAGGAAGTACAAAAGCATCACAGGAGACGGTTCTTTTCAGGAGCAACAGCAGAAATTTCTTGCTGCCACCTTGCGTGAACGGGACAAGGATGCATTGAAATTCCTGCTGAATAATCCGCATGGGCGTTGGTTCCTTGCCCGGCTGATGAAATCCGAAGGTCTTAATGCCGGAGCGTTCACAGGGAACAGCGCGACGTTCTACAACGAGGGCCGCCGTGAGGTCGTGGTTGGAATCTATGAAAATGTCAAAACGCAGATGGGCCTGCGTGGTATAAAACTACTCCATCAAGCCCAGGAAGAGATGATGGAGTATGAAGAACGCAGCCTGGAACTGGCTGTAGGAAAAAATAAGGAGGACGCATAATGGAAAATCAAAGTACCCCCGCTGTCAACGATAACACGAATGCACAGCAGACGACACAGACCGCAACCCCGGCAGCAACCCCGGCAGCAGAACCTGCGGCTCAAAATGCACCGCAGGCACAGGCCACTAAAGGAACCTTGTTGGGCGGAGAAGCTACACCGGCACCGGCTTCGGCAACGGCCGCCCCGGAAGCGTACGACTTTAAGGCGTCGATACCGGAAGGTATGGAAATGGATCAAGGGCTGACGGACCAATTCAGCGAAATCTCCCGTGGGATGAACCTTACGAACGAACAAGCAAACAAGATGGCTGCGTTTGGTATCCAATACGGACAGCAAATCGCAGAAGCCGTACAGCAGCAGTTCGTGAAGGAAGTCGAGGACTGGGGAACGGCGGCGAAACAGGAGCTGGGGGCGAATTTTGAGACCACGCTGCAAACCTGCGGAGCCGGTATTGAGGCAGTAGAAAAGGTGGTTCCTGGTATCCGTCAGGCGCTGAATGAAACCGGCGCGGGAAATCGCATCGAAGTAATTAAAGCGTTTGAATACTTGGGAAAACTGGTACAGGCAGATCCGGGTAAGCTGGCGGATGTGAACGGCGGAACCGCACCGAAAAAAGCGGACACATGGTATAACAACAGCAACATGGCGTAAGAAAGGATGATGAACAATGGCAACTTTAGGAGCAACTGCTTTGACCCTGAACGATTACCGGAAACGGCAAAACCCGCAGGGCTATATTGATGAAATTATCGAAGTACTCTCGCAGTCCAATCCAATTTTGGATGATATGACCTGGATGGAAGGTAACCTGACCACCGGTAATAAAACGACCCAGCGCAATGCGCTGCCGATCCCGTCTGTGCGTTACATCAACCGAGGTGTAGCTCCGGGGAAATCCAGCACGAAACAGATTGTCGATACGACCACGATTTTGGAAGCACGATCTCGTGTAGATATCGAGTTGCTGGCACTGGCCCCGGACAAGGAAGCGTTCCGTCGTTCCGAAGACGTAGCGCATATCGAAGCCTTCGGTCAGAAAGTAGCAAACATGGTGATCTACGGCAATACCGAACTGGATCCTGATACCTTCAATGGTCTGGATATCCGGCATCGCTTGTTTGGCGTGACCGATTCCGCTGCACAGGGATACACCACAGTTAACATGGGCGGCACCGGTTCTGCGCTGACCTCTGCCTACTTCGTGGATTGGGGCGAACGCACCGCAACGGGCATCTATCCTCGGGGAGCTACCGCAGGACTGACACATAAAGACCTTGGCCAGCGTACCGTACAAGATGGGAATGGCTTGCCGTTTGAAGCCATGGAATCTCTGTTTAACTGGAAGGTAGGTTTGACGGTCCGTGACTATCGTGCGGTAGGAGCTTTGCGTAATGTAGACCCGACTGTCTTAACCACAGGCACAGCAGCGAATAAGCTTACCTTCCTGCAGAACTTCCTGACCGTGCATGATCGTATGCGGCATCCGGAGCGCTGCGTACTGTATACCGGCAGTGCATTGTATACTGCGCTGAAAGTATTCCTGATGGATAAGAATAACAGCTATGTTACTCGTGAAACCCTGGAGAACGGTATTTCCGTACTTAAGTTTGACGGCGTGAAAGTTGTTAAGCTAGATGCGATTTCTAATGCGGAAGCAGAGATTTCTTAAAATGAAAGGAGAATAAAACATGATTAGAGACGCCGAGAATCTATTTATTGATAAGGTAGCCGGTACGACTTACGGCACGAGTGCAAAATACTCAAACATCGTGGCGAACGGCGGCGGTGGCAGCGCTTATGAATCCCCCTTTCTGGCGGTTAATGTGTCGGTTGCCGCCTTAGCCGGTGGTAACCTTGGGATCGTGGTACAGACGGATGACGCGGAAGCGTTCTCTGCGCCGCAAGACATTGCTACATATACTGTACCGGCAGGAAGTAAAGGTGATGTACTGGCAGAACGTCTGCCGTTCGGCTTGAAGAAGTTTATCCGGTTGAAAGTGACCGGTTCTGCAGCGATTACCGCCGGTGTGATCACCGCCGGTCTGGTCTTAGATGCTGACATGAAATAAGGCAAGTGTATGAGGGGCGGTCGCTTGGCCGTCCCTTTTTTAGAATCCGGAGGTTAGCATGAACATAACGGATATTTGTAATATCGCTCTGAACCATATCGGCAAGGAGATGATCACAAGCTTTAATGAGGAGTCCGAAGCGGCACGTACCTGCAAGATGCACTATGATCTGCAGCGTAAGGTGCTGCTGCGTGCGTATACCTGGTCCTTTGCGGCGAAGACAGTGCGTCTGCCGCTGCTGGCGGAATCTATTCCCGGCTGGGATTATGTGTATGCGTACCCGCCTGACTGCGTGATGGCGCGGAAGATATTCAACGAGGAGACGACAGAAGACGTGCTGGAACATAACCTGAAAGGAAATGTAGACCAGGTACTTTTAAACGACAACACAAAAGCGATCGTATCAAATTACAAAAACGCTTTTTTACAATACACCTATGACGCGAAAGACGCGAACTTGTTCCCGGCGGATTTCTCCCAGGCACTGAGTTATTATTTAGCAAGCGCAATCGCTATACCATTGACGGGCAGCGCTGCGTTATCGCAGCAGATGCTGCAGTTAGGCAGCAATATTTTAGCCGAATCAAAATTCACGATGATGGATGAACGGCATAGGACGCCGGAATATCCGTGCAATTATTTAAAGGCAAGGTGGTGAAGACATGCCAGACGGAAGAATCTATATGTTGCAGCCGTCATTCGCTGCGGGGGAAATTTCTCCGGACGTAGCCAGCCGCACCGACCTTGATAAATATACAAGTGCCTTGCTGCAAGCGAAGAACTGTTTTATACGGCCGTATGGCAGCGTGTATCGCCGACCCGGCACTCTACATGTGGGGACGCTCGGGCATCATGCAACAAAGCTTGTCGAATTCTCGGTCAACGCGAACATAAGCTACCTGCTTGAATTTTATCTGTGCCCAGACACGAACTCGATCTGTATCACGGTGTGGAAAGATGGCGCGAGGGTAAAAGAGGGGATCGCTACACCGTTTCTTATCGCAGATATGAACAACTTACGGTTCGCGCAATCTGCGGATGTGATGTTTATTACGTCCGGCACGCATCCGGTACAGGTCTTAAAACGATATTCAGATACCAATTGGGTAATAGAAAACTTTGTTCCTACCACCGGTTACTTTGAAAAACTGACGATGACTGAGGGGGTGAAGATCGCTCCTTCGGGTATCAGCGGCACTATCACATTAACTGCCAGCGGCAATGTGTTCAGCCCTGGACAAGTCGGGAATTCGATGCAGCTGCGGCAAAAGGTAAGCAGCGACACCGTATCACTCAAGCTTGCGTTAACTAAGTCGGAGAGCGAGGGCGGGACAACAACAAAAACCGGTACAAGCAACGCTGTTCTTGCCGGGGCAAAAGGATGGAAAGTCATATCGCATGGCACATGGGCTGGTGACTTTTCGGTACAGTATTCGGAAGATAATGTGAATTGGAAAACATTACGAAACTACAGCAGCGATCGTGATAATAACATTACAGAGTCGGGTACGTTTGATAGCCCGGTATGGATCCGTGTGAATGGCACAGTCCGGCAAAAGATTGTGGATGGAACACATACCGCGCAAACACTTACGATTGATTTAACAAGGCTGCCTTATACACACAAGGGTACCGCTAACATTACAGGTTATACCAGCGGTACCGCCGTATCTGCTACGGTGGTGGATAGGCTGGCAGATACTTCCGCCAGTACCGACTGGGCGTTTGGCGCATGGTCTGCCGCGTACGGGTATCCTTCCTGTGTGGCGTTCTTCCAGGACCGGTTGTGTTTTGCGGCATCAGATAAATTTCCATACATGGTATGGATGAGCCGGACCGGAGATTACTACAATTTTGGCACGGACGGCGCGGATGGGAACCTGACAGACGATAGCGCGGTGGCTGTAGCTTTTATCTCCCGCCAGGACTTCCGGATTAAACATCTGATGGCACTATCTGACCTGGTGGTGATGACGGAAGGCAACGAATGGATCATATCCGGTAATGAAGTAGTCACGCCGAAGAACGTCACGCCGCAGGTACAGACGAACAGAGGCTGTACGGATGTGCGGCCTTTGGTAATCGGCGGACAGATGATCTACGTGCAGCGCCTTGGGAAGACGGTACGGGATATGCAATACAGCTATGCTACGGAGCAATACGATGGTATGGATCTTACTATACTTGCCAAGCATATCACTAAAGGGAAAACAATTATAGACGCGGCCTATCGGCAAGAGCCTGACTATATGATTTTTTTTGTCCTGTCTGACGGTAGTGCGGCCTGCCTTACGTACATCAATGAACAAAAGGTATATGCATGGTCACGGATTTCAACAGACGGGCAGTATAAAGCTGTGGAAGTGATCAATACGCCGGGTGAAGAAATCGTGTATTTTGTCGTGGAACGGGATGGCGTGAATTATTTAGAACAACTTGCAAGCTATGCGGACAGTGATGTACCTGACGATTACATAATGCTGGACTGTGCTGCGAAAGGCGAGAACGTAACGCCGGAGCATACGATCACCGCCGCATGGTTAGCGAACAAGCCGGTAGATGTGCTGGCCGATGGGGAACACATCATGGGTCTGACGGCGGATGAAACAGGATCCGTCACGTTAGAAGTACCGGTCACAAAGTATGTAATAGGCCTGCGGTATGCTAGTGTTATGGAACTGCCTAATATTGAATTGCAGCTGCCGGATGGCAGCATCCAGGGGCGTAAGAAGAAAGTATCCGAAGTGATACTGCGGCTGACGGATAGTCTTGCCGGTATGGTGGGTATCACGGAAGCGAAAATGGATGGGATCAAGTTTGAAGAACTGAGCGACCAGAACGTCACATTATATTCCGGAGATAAAAGGGTAACGGTCCCGAATGTTGCGATCGGCGGATTTAATGATCAGGGGCGGGTCACGCTTAAAACATCTTATCCATATCCATTCCAGCTTGCGTCTATTGTAAGGGTGGTGACGATCGGTGGATGAAAGAATAATAATCCGGCGCGTTTCCGGAAAGGATAACGCATGGTTAGCGCGGGAGATGCTGCAAGACATCCGTGAGGTAGACCTGTTTGAACTGCGGCAGTTTGATGAAGATGTAGAACAGGCCTTAATCGAGAGCATAGAAAATAGCGTGGATTGTTACGAAGTGCGTACGCTGGGGGATGAAAGGTTGCTGGCTGTGTTTGGGTTAGGAAAAGAGCCGCTCAACGATGCATTGGGTACACCGGTATGGTTTATCGGTTCTACCGCCGCGCAATATTATCCACGGGAATTTATAGTTCACGGCAGAGAGGTGTGCCGTATCTTTTTAAACCGGAGCGGTACGTCGCTATGTAATTTCATTTGGGCGGGCAACAAGCCGGCCTTGCGTTTTATCAAGCGCTTAGGCGGGAAGCTGTTAGACCCTATACCGTTAGGGAATCAGGGAGAGATGTTTTATCCGTTTCTATTGAAAGAGGTGAAGTGAATGTGTAGTTTGACGGCGGCCCTTGTAGGGTTGAGTACAGGCGTACAGATGATGGGGCAAAAGCAGCAGATGGATGCTGCGGTGGCCAGCGCCAACGCCCAGGGCAAGATGGCAGCGGCCCAGGCGCAGGCCGCGTATCAGAACGCGGCGATACAGAATCGCAAAGGGGAAGCGATTGCGGAACAGTATGCGCAACAGCAACGACAGTTAGACGCAAGGCGCCGACTGGTGTTAGGACAGCAGGCAGCGTCTGCTGGCGCTTCGGGGATACAAGGCGGGCTTGGTTCCTCTTTGGACATGATCGGTGCTACGGATGATGCGTGGCTCGAAGACAGCACAAACCTTTTAAGCAATCAGAGGAACGCCACGTTTGACAACTATGTGCAGGAAGTGAACCTGCGAAACCAGGGCAACGCGCACAAGGCGCAGGAAGCGAATTTCTATGAACAGGCGAAACAGGCGAAGCGCTCCGGACGCCTTGCTATGTTTGGCACCTTGCTGTCCGGGGCGTCTTCTATGGCGAGCTTGGGTGGAGCGAAAACCGCCGGTACTCAGACATCTGCCGGACTGGGGAACGCTACCGCACCGACGGCGGCAGGATACCGGGCTGTGGCGATTGACACGGTAAACTCCGGACTGAACGGTTACGGGTTCTTACGTACGCAGACGGTCGGAACCTTTCAGGGACAGTATGGAAACTTTGGGCCGAAGATTAGAAATCCGTACCGGTTTTAATAAAAGGGGGACAGCATGAAACTATCTACGTATAATCCATCCGTGCAGCTACATAACGGACCGGACGCTAAAGTACAGGCCTTTGATGGCGGCGAGGCGCGCACTTTTGCGGCAATCGGGGATATGCAGGGGAGAGCGGCAGGAGCTTTGGTACAAGGCATAGGCGCTGTGATCAAGCAGCAGGAAGATAATATGGCCGCAGATGTGATCAGTGCGAACACGGAGTATCGCGCCAGGTTAAACGACCTTTTATACAACGAAGAAAACGGGCTTGCCTATACGCAAAATGACCAGGCACGGGATGTGGTGCCGCAGTATCAGGCAGCGGAAGCGAAGATACGGCAAGAGGTAATGAAACGCCTGCCGAATTATCAGAAGGCCCATGCGGCGTTCCTGACGAACGCGGATCAGGTTAATAATACGCTGCTTACGACGATGCAAAAGCACAGCTATGAGCAGGCGCAGAATCAAAAAAAGATTGTGACGAATAACCATCTGACCGAGTTAAGCGTTGAAGCGCAGCGCAGCTATGGAGATCCGCAGGCCTTGCAGGATATCCTGAACAATGGGGCGCTGACGATCGCAGCGACTTATCTTAATACGCAAGGGATGGAAGCTTGCAAGGAAGCTTATAACAAATTCAAAGGAACGACGGTACAAAAAGCACTGGAGCTCGCCCAGGCGAACGGAGACCAGAACTCGGTAGATCTGATCCTGGATAACTTTAGCGGAAGCGTAGATCCGCAGTACTTGAAAAATTTTATCGCAAATTCTAACACGAACCGTATGGATAACCAGTTTGTCACGCTTGCGGATCAACTGGCACAACAATACGAGAACAATCCCGCCGCGTTAGAAAAGGCGATTGCAGATATGCAGATCGATATCCCTGCGACGGGGAATAACCATGGCGTGGTGGCGTTTAAGCAAACGGACGAACGCTGGGCAGGGAATGGCTACGGGAACAGCAGCATTAAAGCGGGCGGCTGCGGTCCTACCAGCGCAGCTATGATTCTGGCCAGCTTCGGGGTCAATATGGACCCGGCAAAAGCGGCGCGATGGTCGGTTGACCATGGGTATCGTGTGGATGGGGTTGGTACCGGTCATGGCTTTTTCTCCGCGATCGGCAAGGCCTACGGCGTTCCGATGCATCAGAGCGCAAGCGCGTCCGAAGTAGAAGCTGCGCTGAAAGCAGGCAAACCTGTTATCGCGGTCCACGGCCCGGGAAAATTTACGGACGGCGGGCATTTTATGGTCTATACCGGCATGACCGCGGATGGCAAGATCCATGTCAACGACCCGGGCCCGAGAAACATGAGCGGCAATTATACCGCAGCGGAATTGGCGGCTGATATGGGGAACAATCCGGTGTATTTTATCTGCGACAAAGTGTTGCCAAACGCACAGCCTACCGGACAAAAACGGATGCTGACACCGGTCGAACAGCAGAAGCTGCAATCCATGGTGCTGTCTAAAATAGGGCAGAAGCAACGCATTGAGAATATGGAGCGAAGCAATGCGATAGAGGATATCAAAGAACAGGCTTTTGCGCTGTATGAAAAGGGAATTACAGACCCGAAGCAGTTTGAAGCGCTGGCAGCGCCGTATATGGGCAAAAAAGACTATTACAAATACTTGGCTGCCGCGAAGTCTTTTGGCGCAGATGAGGATGTCTCCGGTATGGGCCTATTAAAAACAAGCAAGGACGGTCGTGTTTCTTTGGTTGGGCGGTTCGCGCAGGACCTGGAAGGAAAGATTATCCAGGGCGAATTAAGCGACAATGATATTCGCACGGCGCTGGCTGCGGTAGGAGCTCCAGTAGATATTATTAACAGCTATGTAAAAAAGAATCAAAGTGCGCACAAATCGAACGTAGACTGGGATGATGTAAAAGCAAGGCTGATCGCAAAGGGGCTAAAAAAAGAACAGGTAGAGGAAACGATTCCATTGGCGGATCGTTGGGTAACGGAACAGGTACAGGATAAAAAAAGATATCCTGATGTATCTGATATTGTAGGGTTTATTACTACGACGGCACTTACATCTGGCATTACGGTACAACGTACAAAAGAGGGACGCCTGTGGAACAGCGTAAAAGATTTTGATTATACCAGGGCAAGAGTTTATAACCGGACAAAAAAGAACGGATATTCCGGCGGGGCATATCGGGCTGACGCATTACCTGGTCACCGAGTTGCGTTGTATTATCCGAATGCGGAACAGCCTACAATAGTAACGGAAGATGAGTTCGTAAGAATGATGGGGGATAAATGACGATGGGACAATACGATGCGTTTTGGGAAAAGGTAAAGGCGACACATAATTATGATGCGGTACCGGATGCGTTTAAGGATGAACAAGGGCGGGTCCGTGTAGGACAATATCAGGAAGCACCGCCTCCGGCACCGCCGCAGGAGGGCTTTTTTGCCAAAGCCGCAAATGTAGCTGGTAATGTGGTAGACGCGGTTGCTACGCAAATAACGCCGGAAGTCACACCTGATTATTTAGCAGGGCTGCAGACCGCGGTAGCCGAGAATGAAGAAGGCTCGTTTCTGAATGCAGGGAAACCTGCGGCAGTCCCTGGAGTAACACAAATAGCTCAAGGCATTAATGATTCTTTAAAATCTATAGCAGATGGGGCCGACTGGAATTCTTCGGCCTTGTACGCGAATCTGTTTTACAGCAAACAGGAAAAGATGGACCGAGTGCTCCGGATTCATCAGCTGACGAACGTAGATGTGGCAGATCTTGTCAATAACGAAGACGTCTATAATCGAATGAGTGAAGTCTTAAGCAAGCTGGAGAAACTGGAGAAACTGCCAAGTGCTTTAAAAAATGAAAATGGCGAACTGGATATGGAACTAGTGGAAAAAGCAATGCCGTATCTGAAAAAGGTGCAACAGGCAAATGGTACTGCTGCTGCGGTAGAGGTGCTGAAAAACGCGCAAACATTCATGAGCATCAATGATGTGTATAGTAATGCTGTGACCCGTTTTTTTGGTAGCGCATATGTGGGATTGCAACGAAGTGAGACGACACTGGAACGACAGTTTATTACCGGACGCGCGATGCTCGGCGGTCGCAGGCTGACTCTTGCAGAAGAAAAAGAACTGGCAAAAAACGATGCGAAGATGCAAGAACTTCCGCGCTATTCCTATACCGGTGTGGGTTCTACTCTGGGCGCGATGGTCGGAGGTGCCGCGGAAAATGCGGCTATGATCTTTACGGGACAAGGCGCAGGAAAAGTAGCCAGCCTGGCTGTGGGCGCCGGTGCATTTGCTTTGACAAAGAATCCTGCCACGGCCGCACGGGCGGCGTCTATCGCACAAAATGTAATTTCTACCGCGATCATGTCCGGAGAAATTGGAGCCTCGCAGTACGAAGAAAATTTGGGCAAAGTAGACGCATCCGGAAACTATGTATATACGCCGGAGCAGGCCCGAGCGCTTTCCATGGCACAGGGCTTAGGCGAAGGCATCCTGGAGCAATATTCGTTGAAGCAGATGAGCAAGGCGATCTTCGGCAAAAGCGCGGCGCCGGCACTCAAAGATATCATTAAAAAAAATACAAGCGCGGAAGCGGCAAGAGCCGGTATAAAAGAATATGCGGCTGTGAAAATACAGGAAGCGACAAAGGCAGGGCTTATCACTTTTGGCGCCGAAGCAGGCGAGGAATTCTCCCAGCAAGTATCCGACATGGTGTTAGAGAACATGGCGCAGGCGATGATCAACGGCAAGGACGCAAGCTTGTCCTCTATCGAGGACATTTTAGCGTCGTCCACCGGAGCTATGCTGCAGGCGTTACCTTCCCTTGCCGGCTTTGGCATTATCGGCTTTGCAGCGCATCCCATCGCGAATACACGTGCAGTCTTGGATATGCGTAGGGTAGTCAATAATAAGCTATTGCAGGGCCGCATGATAAACGATCACTATAATGCGACCGTGGATAGCGTGCGGGATAAGTTAAAAGATATCCCTGATCTGCAAAATAAATCGCCGGAAGCTATCACTACGGTTCTGGATGAGCAAAACCGAAGCGTCGGCATGGAACATGGATTTGTTGATGTAGCGAACCTGAGCAAAGAAGAAGGTGGGCAGGAGATTGTACAAAAGGTAGCGGAAGCTGCCGGTGTAAGCGAGGAAGAATTATCCGTTTGTATGAACGGCAGCGGTATGCTGCAAGTTAAGACCTCTGCGCTTATGCAGATGCAGATGGACGATACACAACGCAAGATACTGAATGATAATACTGCGGCGAATTTAGACGCGCTGACAAAAGGACAGGAGAATGAAGCGAAAAAGACCGCGCTGCAGATGATGAAGGATTTGGAGAATCTGGACGCTAAAACCAGTAAGCAGTCGATAGATAATATTATTGCGGCGCGCTTCCCGGATGGCGCACAGGCAAAGCTGGCCAGGGAGATTTTAGAAGCGAACTATGTAAACCCGTTGGCCGAATATAAACGCAGGCTCAACGCTCTGAACGCAGACATACAGGAGTACATAGGACCTGTGCTTAAAGAACTGCAAGGCGGCATGACGCAGAACGTAGAAATTATCCGCAACGAAGCGGATGGTACGTATCTTAAAGAAAGTAGCAATGCAGACTGGTATCGAAACTGGTATGCGGATCATAAGCGATCACCAAATAAGGCGGAATTAGAACGCCTGGCGGCTGATATTGCGTCCGGACGGCAGAGTCCGCGATATGGGTTACAGGATTATCAGAACAATACCGATGAATCTGAAGCGTATTTTGAACCGATTGCGGAACGCCTGGATCAGTTGTTTGAGGAGCGGCAGCAGCTGCTGGACATCGGGGACAGGATGCGCAGCTTAAACACGTCTGAAATGGCGGCCACCGCGGCGCTCTCCCCTGAAGCGTTGAAGGTGTATGATGCTGTGATCAAAATGATGCAGGACAGCGAGAATAAGGATGTGCAGAAAGCCGGCCGATTAAACGCTTTGTTCATGGCCCGCTATGCCGAAAATATGGCAAAGGTATTTTCTCGCATAAAAAATAAACCGTACACGGCAGAAGATTTTGCGCGTGAACGGTTTAGACTGAATGTCAATGCAGCGGATGGGGAAATGGCGGCAGATGCGGCGCAGATTTCGGAAGCGTACAAACAGTTGCACGGAAAAAAACCGAGACTTGAAATAACAGGAAGGGAGTTTGGACAATATTCAGATATAAAGCAACTACGTAAAAAAGCGATTGACTATTATAAATCTGAATTACAAGGATCATTCGCTAAAAATAATTTACTTGGCGCAATCAGGATAGAACAAGGCTTTACTGATAATGACATTTATTTTTCAAGAAAGGGCCTAAAAAAATTCACTCATACTTCCGCACAGGAAGTAAAGCTTTTAGCAGTAAAGTATTTAAAAGACATAATAGAGGAATCAAAGGTTATAAGCGAATCTGATGCGCTAAAAGAAGGCCATACTGGAGAGCATTTTTACTTTCTGCATTCCTCTTTAACCTATAAGGGAAACAAATATTATATAGTTATCAACGTATTAAGAGATAAGAGCAAAGATTTAGTCTATTATAATCATAATGTTTATAATGCAAACGAGTACATAAAAATAGAAGATACCTATTTAGGGACCAACGGTACAGGAGATTCAAGCCCTGTCCAGAATTCCCAAAAGGTATCTTCTGTTACAAACAGTATAACAGAAAAGCAAGGAGAAATCAAGACTCTTGAGCAGCGCGCCTACCACGGTAGCCCGCATGTGTTTGATAACGAGTCAATAAAGATTGTGGAGCGGCTTGAACAATCTGCCATGAGTAAAAGAAATGCTCCTAAAACTTTGGAAGAGTTTGATAAAGCTGTTAGCGAAGCGGAAAATCCCAGTAAAATAGGGTTTTGGTTTATGACTTCTAAGGGTGCTGAAGTTACGATCTCTGGTAGTAGCTATAAGCATGTTCAAGAAGGAAGTCACCCTTTAACTATGGAGCAATGGCAAGCGGTTATTGATAATTTTGAGAACGCTGAATATGCGAGAAAAGACAATGTAATAGGTCCTAATACTGGCACTCCTGTACAAATAAAAATAGATACTCCTATTGGTAAGGCGGGGGTATCTACAGAATTTCTACCAAACGGTAAAGTTTATATCGATACAGTTGTTTTCAATAATGCCGCTTCTATCGATAACTGGATAAAAAACAAGAAGAGCTCCCAGACGTTGGGAATTGAGCCTGATGGCTATCAAGACCGGATTCTGGGCAGTCTCTCCTTAATTCACATTATACAGGAGAAGCTCGGTATTGTAAAGAACAAGCCAATGAATCAGCAAGAGAAATGTAACATTGCCAAAGGCGCGATCAGCTATTCGCAGAATAAGGGAGAGAAGCTTATCTCTCTGTTCTCCGGCGCGGATCAGTCTACGTTCGTGCACGAAATGGCACATATGTTCCTGCTGGATCTGGAAGAAATTGCCGGTATTGACCCGAGCGGCAGGGAAGCAAAAGACCTGAAAACGATTATGGACTGGGCACAGTATCAACCCGGACAAGCCGCGGAGTATAAAGGCACCGAAAGCGCTCAGGAGTTTTCGGTCAGGGAAGCGGCGATCCGGGCAGCAGAAAAAGACGGCAATGTGGGAGAAGCCGAACGGCTGAAAAGGGAATGGGCGCAGGAACGGTTCGCACGTGGATTTGAGGAGTACCTGCGTACTGGCGAGTCGCCTTCCCGGGGCCTGCAAAAAGCGTTCCGGCAATTTAAAAAGTGGTTGGGGAAAATCTATCAGGATGTGACCGGCGCCGGCGTACGTGCTACGCCGGAAGTAGAAGCTATCATGTCCCGGATGATCGCGTCCGAAGAGGAAATAGAAGCGCTGGCCGCGGCGAACAAGTTAGCCCGCTTACAGAAACTGGATCCGGATATCTTGGAAACCGATGTGGAAGCGATGCATAAGCGGTGGCAGGAAGAAGCCAAAGCGCAGGCGAAGGAGAAGCTGCTTAAAGTTTTGATGCGCCAGTATAAAAAACAGAATAAAAAGGATTTGGAAAAAACGCTGGAATCTGTCAGGGAGACGGAGCAGGCGCGAATGACAAAGATGCCGTGTTATGTCTGTGAGGAGATGCTGCGGACCGGGGAGAAGGAAAAAGTCGCGCTGGGAATTACAGGGTTCGCAAATAAGGAGGAATACAAAGCCGCACTGAAAGAAGCCGGCGGTTCGTTGAATACGGCACTGAAAAATACAATAGAAGAAGTGCGAAAGAGCCTTTTAACTACGATGCCCACAAAAGAAGAATTGTACCGCATGGCAGAAGATGCGTTCTATTCCGGGGACTACAGTACCCAGTTGGCCGCGTTGGAATCAGAAATGCTTAATAAGCGACAGCAACAATATGAAGCTGCCACAGCAGCTGCGCAAAAAGCGTTTGACGGCGTAAGCGAAGCGCTCAAGTCAAAAGATATTGAGAAAATCAAACAGGCTATCAGGGACTTGAAATATGTGCAACGCTGGACGCAGAGTGAATGGAAGCGAATAACGGATATTGAAAAGGGTGCGTACAATATCGAAAAGGATCAGGAGAAGAAAGACGCGGCGCTGGAAAAGCTGCAAAGCAAGTATGATAATTTAAAAGCGAACACGATACAAAACAAAAAATGGGTGCGCAATGTGCGTGACGCTACGTTGCAAAAATCTGCCGCGATTAAAAAATATGTCGAGCAGCACCTGGCTAACCAGCCCATATCGGTTACTACGAATCCTAATTTCTGGCATAGAAAAGAGCTGCAGGAAGGGCGTAAGGCGTGGGAAGAACTTGGCCGTGGACAGTACGGGAGCGAGAAAGCAAACTACGAAGCGGCCCGCCAGGCGAAGGTAAATCAGGCTATGTTTGCGGCGATGACAGCGAAAGCAGTCAAGAACAGGAAAGAATTGGGCGTGATGCTGCGCGTCATGAAAAAGCATATGCAGTTGCTGTCCAGCGGCAAAACAAAGGCCGATGCAGATCTGCGCTATTTCCATAATCACCTGCTGTATATATTCGGAATCCGGAGCAGTGACGCGATAGCTCCTACCGAAGGTAAAACCTTTGAGGATGTGCTGAAAACGATGAAGTTGCAGCACGAGATTGAAGGCGAGGTACCCGGGTGGTTAGTAGGTGCTGCGGAATCCAAGACGCCGATAGGAAGCTATCAGGAACTGACGATGGATAAAATGGAACAGTTGTATGCGTTCAGCCGCATACTATATACGCTGAGTCGAAACCAGAACCAGCTGCTGACGACAGATAAGGATATGGACGAAATCCGTTTTGAGATGGCGAAAGATTTTGAAACGATTTATTATCAAACCGGTAAGCAACGAATCGGAGAAATTAAAGGGGCCATGGGCGAGTACATGAACAGCCTGGTGAAGCCGGAGATGGTATTGTCTATCCTGGGCGGTAAACACGGCGCGCATATACAATATATTTATCGTACGCTTTTTATGGCTGCCGAGAACGAAGAGAAAGCCCGGGAAGAAGAGGCTAAAACGGAAAGGGAATTATACGAGAGATTCTACCCGCAGCAGGAACTGCGCGCGATATTGAACGACCCTATTGAAATCACGGATGAAAAGGGCGCAAAACATAAGCTGCAGATCGGGGATGATGAAAAGATAACGAAAGAGCGCATCCTTTGCATGGCGCTGAACTGGGGCAATGAAATTAACCGCAGCCGGCTATGCAATGGATTGCAGATGAATGAGGAAGAAGTCTTTCATCTGATAGAAACGTACCTGACAGAAAACGACTGGACTTTTGTGCAGGCGATGTGGGATCATATCGGGGAATTTGCGGATCCGGTATCTAAGGTTTTGGAAAAGAGTATCGGCTTGCCGATGACGCGGGTGAAAGCGGATGCATTTACTGTGACACTACAGAATGGGCAGATGAAGGAAATTAAAGGCGGTTATTACCCGATCGTTAAGGACCGTAATAAATCCAGCAGAGTTAACGATTTTGAACAGATAGAAGAAGCGCATACCAATGCGGGGGCGATGGCATTTGCTACCGGTATGGGATCTACGAAAGAACGTAGCGAAAGTAAGAACATTGACGATCCGCTGTGCTTGGAATTGGACGTGGCACATAATCACATTCGGAAACAAATTCATATTATTCATAGCCGTATGGCGGCAAGGGACGCATACAAGGTACTGAACGATCCGCTTGTAAGGCAGCAGATTGAATCGACTTTCGGCCCGAAAACACTGGAAATGCTCAACGAATGGGCGTTGAATTGCTGGGCCCCGCCTGTTCGCCCGCAAAAATGGTATGAGGAATGTGCGCGGAAATTACGGTCGGCTTCGGTTTCGGCGATTATGGCTTACCGGGTTAGCACGGCTTTGCTAAACGGTGCGAACTTTGTGTACATGATCGATGAGATTGGTGCAAAAAATACAATGCATGCCCTGGCGGATTTTTATAAACATCCTCAGAGGAACCGCCGGGCCATTCTGGCTACGTCTATTTTTATGAAGCAGCGCGCATCCAATATGGACCGCGATTTGCAGGCGCAGACGGATGTTTTGCTGCGACGTCATGGCGCGGTAGGTAATGCGATTGATAAGGCTACCGGCGGGCGCAGTGAAGATATACGGTATTGGATTGATGCGCACGCTAACTGGCTGATTGAAGAAACGGATATGATCTTTAGTTTGCCGCTTTATCATTGGGCGTTTAAGAACACATACAATGCAGAAATGGCAAAAGGTGTGCCGAAAGACAAAGCACGGGAAACGGCGAACTTTGAGGCCACTCGTATGGTGACTAAAGTATTTCCGTCCAGCCGGGCAATCGACAGCAGCGCTATGCAGAGGGCAAGAGATGAGTTTGGCAAGCTGCTGACGCCGTTCTTTAGCTTTGCGAACACGATGATGAACGCCGTTTGGTATAAATATTATGAGGGTAAATACCAGGGTGTGAAAGTGCCGATGACGGACGTAAACGGAAATGTAATGAAGGACGCTGCAGGGAACGTGCAATACACCACGGTGAAGAAAAGCTTTAGACAGCGCTGGGGTGGTTTTATCCTGTCTTTCATAATGCGGTTTGTATTGGGTGCGGCTGTGGAAACTTTAATCCGTAAAACGCCGGATCTGATCACAGGCGGGGGCGATGATGACGACGAGGAAGATGGACTGTTAAAATTTGCGAAAGAGAGCGGACGGAACGCTATTGAATCCGCCGCGGCCGGTTTTCCTGGTATTAACCTTTTAATTGATGCGGGGAATACCTTTATCCTGGACGGTAAAACGTACGGTTCCGGGCGTGGCGTAGGGGTATTATCCGGGACCTTGGACCGCTACATACGGGTGGCTAAAGATGTTGGACGCATGGTCAAAGGCAGTGATAAAATCGACATGCTGGATCTGATGCGGGATATGGCGAAATTGTCTAACGCCCGTACCGGCATGAGCGATACACTGACTGACGCTATCTTTAACACAGCTCGGTTCGCGGGGGACGAATACAGTCTGGATAACATGGACGACCTTCGGGAATACATCGGCAAGACGCTTTTTGACCGGAGATTGAAAAACCGTGGAAAATTCTTAGAGTAATTCGCATAAAAACCGTGATATAGTAATACAAACGAAAGAGGCACTACCGCAAAGGTGGGGCCTCTTTTTTATGGGGAAAGGACGGGGCGATTATGGTTATAAGCGACATCAATCAAGTTGTATATAACGGCGACGGGCAAAATACCGCGTTTCCGTTTACGTTCGCGATCTCTAAGGCGAGTGATGTACATTTGCTGCTGATTCGAGCGGATGGCACAGAACAAGAAGTAAGCTCGGATTTTTATGTTGATGTTAATACAAATACGGCATACTATCCAGGCTATGCGCCCGGAGCGGAACCGGGACAGTCTGACCAACCGCCGAAGCTTCAGGCAGGGGAAAAACTGATCGTATATCGGGCGCTGCCGGTTACGCAAGAACGAAATTTGGGGGACAAGCATCCGTTTAATCCGATCGAGCGTGCGCTGGATAAGCTGACGATGCTGCTACAGCAAATCTGGGGTGTGTGGGATCGATGCTTGAAGATCTCTGTTGGGACCGCAGCGACAAGAGATATGAATCTAACTGTGCCGCTGCAAGCTGGAAAGAGCTTCCGCGTGAATGATGAAGGTACGGGCTTTGAAGTGACCGAGGACCCCGCTGTGGCGATGCAGGCCGCACAGATCTCTGCTACGCTGGCCACGTCGGCGAAACAGGCGGCGGAGGAAGCGCAGGCTGCGGCGGAACAATCTGCGGCGATCGCGGTGACGGCTGCGATTAAAAACTATGACAATGTTGCCGCCATGAAGGCTGATACCCATGTATTTGCTGGGGCAAAAGCGATTACGTCCGGCTATTACAGTGCAAATGATGGCGGCGGTGGGAATTATATTGTTCGTGCTAAAACAGCTGAAGATGTAGAGGACAATGGCAGTATTCATTTTTTGCAGAACAATTTAGTGGCGGAACTGGTTGCTACAAGAGCAAACGTAAAACAATTTGGTGCAAAAGGGGATAATACACATGATGATACAGTCGCAATTCAAACTGCAGTAGATTATTGCACCGGAAGGGCTGGAGGCACAGTGTACTTCCCTGAAGGGGACTACAAAGTATCAGATACGATATGTATTAATGCATCAAACATAAAGGTAGCTGGCGCAGGAAAGTGCAGGGCTATATTACGGCCAACGCCAGACCTCATTATAGACGCAAATAATTTAAATGTGAAATGGACACTTTTTGTTGAAAATACAAACCCCGTAGTCAGTACGGAGCTTACAGGGACAATCGCACGTAGCGCCTTAAGTATGACCGTTGCAAACGGAGCGGGTATTAAAGCGGGTATGCTTGCTTATATAAAAGGGTCTTTCGATACGTCTCCATGGTCTTGTGATAATCGTGGTTCTGCTGTAAAAGGAGAAACAAATGAGGTTAAAAGCGTTAATGGAAATACTATTAATCTTAACTTCCCTGCATTTACTAACTTCTCAAACAGCGAGAACGTGATCGTAGAATTTGTAGAACCCTTACGAGGGATAGAAATTAGCAACATTGGTATATCCTGTCCTGAAGGCTGTGCGGTTGACGCAAGGCAATACAGAGGCTTCGGCTTAAAGGGATGTATAGATGCGTCAATCCACGACTGCTACGGCTGTGGCTGTGGCATGTCCTGTCTCGAATCAATGTCGTCTGTTAAAAGCACCTTATATGGCAATCAGGTTGACGAAGCGTATGCGTACTATCCCGGGACAAGCACTATTTACGGATTAGGATATGGCTTACGATGTAGCGATGATTCCTTATCGTCTATTGTTAATAACAGAGGCGAAAACGCAAGGCATTGTGTTGATATTAGCGGAGACTACCCCTCGCATGGAATTTTAGTTTCCGGGAATATATTTCGCAGTGCGATATCTGATTACGGAGTTCTTTCAACACACGGTCCTGCGGAGGGGTGTACGTTCACAAATAATGTGGTGGCAGGAAACAACTACGCTATATGCGTTCGCGGGGAGAATATTCTTGTTAAAAATAATACCTTCTTTGGGTCTATAATGGAAACATTTGGGAGAAACAACGCTTATGAGAGCAACTATGTAGATGGTGCTATGTCTATCTGCAATCCGGATATGGATGCGGTTGATAACTATTTGCTTGTTAAAAATAATATATTTAAGTTTTCCGGAGCTTATCACTACTTAAAAAAGAATACTAATACTAACACGCCGTTTTCCCTGTTCCGTAATTTAACGTATGTAGGAAATCTGCATATCTATACTGCTGTGATGCAAAATCAAGGGGTGTTTGATATAAGCTACACGGGATCTCCTACCATCACATTCGAACGACTTGTATGGCGTGATAACTATATACGGTTAGCAGATAATAACGGAACAGTAAAATCTACAATACTCAAAGATATGTCAAAAGTAATCATGAACAATAGCGAGTGGACGCCGTTCGTATCAGATAATCAAGTAAGCATCAATCCGTACGAAGGCTACCTATTAGGGGATACCTGCTATCGTAGAAGGCAAAAAAGACCTGTATGGTTTGATGGTGAACGCTGGTTAACGGCTGACGGGAGACTTTCTACAGACAATGCATCTTCTGTGCCCACGAAAGGAAATTATAAAAGGGGCGACATAGTCTGGAACTCCGCACCGACCCCCGGTGGCTTCCTCGGATGGATATGTGTTGCCACGGGAACGCCTGGGACGTGGAAGGGCTTTGGAACAATAGAATCTTGAGGAGAGGAAATGGACTACGAATCTTTGTTGGAAACACTCGGACACGCTGCACGAAAGATTGTCGAATCGTGGCGGGTTAAATCGCTGTTAGGCAGCGTGCTGGGTATCTTGCAGTTTCACGCAGAACTGCTGGGCCTGTTTGTACTTTTGGTGGTTATAGATTTATTCACAAAATTTATTGCGTTATCATATCTGTATCTGACCGAGTACAATGTCAAAAATCCAGGTATTGCGCAATGCATTGTAGCTATGCGCGCAGCTCATCGAGCGAGGTACATCAAATCGTATGTGATGAAATCGCGATTCATCGGCAAAATTATTGTATATCTACTCATAGTGGTGACATCCGGCACTGTGGACAGGATGTTAGAACTGATGAAGCATCCGGGAATTTTCTTGCCACTTTGCGTAGGCTATCTGGCGGCTACGGAACTGCTCAGCTGTGTGGAGAATTTGAACGATGCTAATGTAAGCATTGCGGCAGGATTGATAAAGAAGGTAAAAGAGAAAGTGTGATGATATGTATAGATCTAAACATTGGTCAGTGACTGAGTGGGACTGCTACGGTAACGCTCAAAATGAATATGCATGGGACGATGAGACAGGACACCTTTGCACAGAGAACGAAAAGACTGCAAATCTGTTCCGAATATTGGACATGCTGCGGGAGTGGAATCCGGACTGGCGTGTGAACATGACGAGCCGCGGCTGGAACAGCGGCTACCGTGATGCGTACGTGAATGTACGATGTGGCGGGGTGCCGGATAGTTACCACATGCGAGGCTGTGCTGCGGACATCCACATCGGCGGTCAGGACGACACGGATACTGCGCTGGCAGATACCGTGCTGGTGGCGGCAGCTGCTTGGGGTCTTGAGGATCAACTTGGCATTGGTTATTACGGTGACTGGATACACATTGACACACGCGGTTATACCGCAAGATGGAGGGGGTAATATGTATGATGTTATCAGCAAAGATAAAAAGATTATTGTTGCTGTGTTTATCGGCGCTGCTTGTATTTTGTTTGCTTTTTATTCCGGCTACATGCTCGGCATCCGGAACGCAGGAAGCGGATCGGATGCCGGCAATCACGTATCAGATTACGGAACAGGAATTAGTGCAGCTGGAGAGCAACTTAACCAAGCAGCAGCAGCTGTCAGTAACGCAGCAAGCGGAATTAACCAGGCTGCGGGCACAGCTGCAAAAGTCTCAGATGGAATTACAGCTGCTGAAGAATCAGCTCAATACATCCAGCGTGCAGTTGACAATAGCGCAGCAATCATTGCAGAATGCAAATCAATCCTTGCAAAAATACGCGCGAGAGGAAAAAAAGAAGCGCCTTAAAATTAAGGCGCAAAGGAACATATGGGTCGGGGCCAGTATTTTACTCGCCGCCATTGCGATTGTAAAGTAAATAATTTAGAGTATGTATTATAATGAAGAAAGATTTTTTCTAAACGGCGATAGGATAAATCGCAAATATAGCTGGCGCACGGATAACAGTAGTTTGTCTACCGTCCCATGTACGCCCACCAACAAGGCTGGTAGCCAAACCACTCACTTCGTCAAGACTGATGCGGGTTTCGGCTTTATCCATAGAGTATCTGACGACAAGATGGTCTTCAAAAAGGAACACTTGATCCGCAAATACTTCAATCAGTTTTCCGGAATAAAACGGATCAGAAATTTCTCCGTTTTTGTATCCGGAAAGAAAAGCAATTACATCTTGCTCTGTAAATCTTGGAGCTTTAAGCTGTTCGGTAGCAATCATACCGAGCAGCTTTTTTTCTTGCGCCTCAAGCTCGTGCAATCGTTTCTGCAATGAAAAAGTTTCTTCTAAGGCTTCCGCTCGGATCGCAGGGGAGTGATTGAGACCTTTTCCCTTGCACCGGTAGTAGCGGTACTTATTACCTTGGTGACCACAGCCGGAATTACCGACCAGCATCTTGCCACAGTATCCGCAGAATGCTTTTTGGCTAAGCAGGTATTTCTCCGGCTTAGCTTTTGGATAGTTGCCCCGGCGCACATTCTCCGATAAGTTTTCGGAATACATCTGCGCCATGGACTCGTAGAGCGCTTCCATAACAACGCCGCCCGGACCATCCGGGATAGGTTCTTTCACCGGGACGACCTTCACCCCATAATCTTTTAATTTCTTTTTATAGATAGCCGCATCGAAACGGTTTCTGGCAAAGCGATCCGTCTTGTAGATCAGAACCTGTGT